AGTATTCAGTATTCACCACGCCCCAGCCCCCTTCGGCCTTGACGCCGCGCATTTCGGCCAGCGTGCGCGGGCGCACCCAGCCCATGCCGGTGCAATGGGGCACCTGATAGAAGCGGTTCTTCGTGGTCACCGGGCCGATCTTCACCGGCTGAAACAGGATGTCATAGCGGGGGTCGCGGGTCATTCTAGCTTTCCTTGCGTCTCGACAATGGCCGTCTCGAAGTGTTTGGGAAACAGGGCGGCAATTGGCCCGCCCCGATCGAGTGGTCAGGTTTCAACCTTAGTGCACGATGGGTCTTGATGCTACGGCTGGCGTGGCCGGCGGAGCGGCTCCGGATGGCGTAGCCGGCCACTGGATGACCTCGGGAGCTGGCGGGCGATACCCTAGAGATGAGTGCGGGCGCTTGGTGTTGTAATGGCGGCGCCAGATCTCGATGACGATCTTCGCCTCGGCGAGGGTATAGAAAATCTCACCCTTGAGCAGCTCGTCGCGGCGCTTGCAGTTGAAGCTCTCACAGTGCTCGGGTCCTTCACATGGCGAAGCCGGTTCCAGATAAGGCGGCCGATGTTGAGTTCTTTTTCGAGCAAGAAGGGCAACGGGCAGTTGCACCTCGAGGAACAGGCAGCCCCGTGCCGAAAGGACGCCCTGCATTGCCCTTTCACTTACAGAATGCGTCCAGACGGTTAGCGACGGCGGCCATTCCGGTAAAGTCATCGACCGCCTCGTTGCCGTCCCAGTTCTTTGCGAGCCGGATCCCGATCATGCCATTGGGCATTAGTGCGACAATGTTGCCACCCCAGCCCATCATTGCGGGCAGATAGAGCTTGCACGTTTCGCTTGCGTCGAAACGCGCGTTCCAGAAAGACATGTGATAGCGCCCTTCGCCAAAGGCGTTGGTGCCACCAATCGGCAGGCCGCGGTCGTCTGGGCTGGCCATGATGGTTGCCAGCATCGGCGCGTACAGGATCTGTTCGTCGCCGTGGCGGCCCATATTCTGAAACAGCGTCGCGATCTTCGCCATGTCGCCAAGCGTAGGATAATAGCCGGTATACATGACCGGCAGGCCCTTGCGTCCATCGCTTTCGATGGTGCGGTTGGTGGCCGCGTGATGGATACCGATCGGGCGATAGACCTCGGTCACAAGCATGTCCCACAGATCGGCTGATGGGCCTTCCTTGCGCCGCAGGTATTCGGCCATCGCCGCGCCAAGCAGGAACATGTCCTGGTCGCGATACCGGGTGACTTCTCCTGGCCCCCAGGGAAGATCGGGTGTCTGGGCCAGCGCCGCGATCTTGTCGGATTCGCTTGGTGCCTCGTACCATTCGGCATAATTGCCATCGAGATATCCGTCGTCGCTGTCGTTCGGATCGCGCTGGTCGGTTCCAAAGCCCACCCCGCTGGCCATGTTCAGAAGATCGCGAAAGGTGACGTCCCGCCAGCCGTCATGGGCAGCGGGGATCTCGACATAATCGACGACTTTCGCGTCAAAGACTTGCGGTCCGTACTTCTGCGCTAGCCGCAATAGTGCCGCCGCGTTGGCCAGCGACAGTTCCTACCCTGGCGCGCGCCTCGAACCTCGCCGACATGCCGCGCCTCGATCTGCTCGTCATCGACGAAGCCCATCACGCTGTTGCCGACAGCTATCGCCGCATCATCGACCGGGTACGCGAAGCCAACCCCGATGCCCGCATCTTCGGGGTCACAGCGACACCGAACCGGGGCGACAGGAAGGGGCTGCGGGAGGTCTTCGACAACGTTTCCGACCAGGTGCGGCTGGGCGAGCTGATCGCCTCGGGCCACCTCGTGCCACCGCGCACCTTCGTCATCGACGTCGGCGTGCAGGATGAGTTGCGGTCTGTCCGCAAGTCGATGTCGGATTTCGATATGGCTGAGGTGGCGGACATTATGGACCGCGCGCCCGTGACCGACGAAGTGATCCGCCACTGGAAGGAGAAGGCCGGCGATCGGCAGACGGTGGTGTTCTGCTCCACCGTCGCGCATGCCGAGCACGTTACCGATGCATTCCGAGCGGCGGGCGTGACCGCCGCGCTGATTCACGGCGACCTGGCGGCCGAGACCCGCAAGGCGATCCTCGCTGACTACGCTGAGGGCAGAATCCGCATAATTGTGAATGTGGCCGTGCTGACCGAAGGCTGGGATCACCCGCCCACCTCCTGCGTCGTGCTGCTGCGCCCCAGTTCCTATAAGTCCACGATGATCCAGATGGTCGGCCGGGGACTGCGCACAGTTGACCCCGAGGAACACCCAGGCATCGTCAAAACCGACTGCATTGTGCTGGATTTCGGGACCTCAAGCCTGATCCACGGCACACTGGAACAGGACGTCGATATCGAGGGCAGGACAGAGGGTGGCGACGCGCCCACCAAGACCTGCCCCTGTTGTGAGGCGGACATTCCTCTCGCTTCCACGGAATGCCCGCTCTGCGGTGAGGCCTTCCCAAGTGAGGAGGAGGGGGCTGGCGAAGGCAACGCTGCTGCGCCTTTGTCGGGCTTCATGATGACAGAAATTGACCTCTTGGAGCGCTCGAGCTTCGCTTGGGTCGATCTCTTCGGAACCGACGACGCATTGATGGCGGCAGGCTTCAATGGCTGGGGCGGCATCTTCTGGAAAAATGGTGTCTGGTACGCGATCGGTGGGGCCAAGGGCGTGCGTCCGCATCTTCTTGGCATCGGCGAGCGCACTGTGTGCCTGGCTCAGGCTGATGACTGGCTGAACACCCACGAAACCGATGAGAGCGCCTTCAAGACCCGCGGCTGGCTGGGGCAACCCCCAACTGAAAAGCAGCTGAAATACCTGCCACCTGAATGCCGACATGACTTTGGCCTGACGCGCTATCGCGCCTCGGCGCTTATGACCTTCGGTTTCAACAAGCAGGGCATCAGCCAGCTGATCAACAGCGCGGCAGCCCCGGACCGGAGGGCGGCATGATCCATGACGGTCTCCGACACTATCAGCGCCGCATTGCGGCGCAAACTCTGGCACCCGCGTGGGGCGCTGTGTGCTGTCTGCAGGCAACCCACCCGTGGTTTTGGCTGGTTCGACCCGGTTCGTTCGAGACGGCCCCGGCCATCGGTCTGGTTCTGCTCGATGCCCTGTCAGTCCCATTGGACGCGATTGGCCAGGGAGCGTTTCGCCATGGTTGATCTCACCGACGAAGAGCGCGCCGCGATCACAGCCACCATGAAGCGTGTGGCGCTGCTGATGGACGAGATCGGCTGGGGCACATCGCTGGCCGATCTCTCCGAGGCGCAGGTGCGCTCTCTAATCGAGGAAGCCGTCGAAGGTTTCCGGGACGCAATGTCCGACATCGCAAAGGCGAGCGCGCTGGAGGTGCCATTTTGACCTTGGACTTCAATCACAAGCCCAGCTTTGCCGATCGTGTCAATGAAGCTGTGGACCGCGCACTCACCGCCGATCAGGCCACGCGGACGCCCCGCGATTATCTTGGGGGGTCCCGCCTCGGTCATGCCTGTGAACGCGCGCTGCAGTTCGAACTCACGGCAACACCCAAGGGCGATGGCAAGGACTTCAGTGGCCAGTCGCTGCGCATCTTCGCCATCGGGCATGTCCTTGAAGACCTCGCTCTCGCGTGGTTGAGGCAGGCAGGGTTTGATCTTTTCACCCGCAAGGGCAATCGCCCCGATGGTGGTCAGTTCGGCTTCTCGGTCGTGGGCGGACGCATTCGGGGCCATGTCGATGGCATCATTGCCGCCGGGCCCGAAGGCTTTGGTCTCGCCGTCCCCGCGCTCTGGGAATGCAAAACCATGAACGCGAAGAACTGGCGTACCTGCGTCAAGGACGGCGTGACCAAGTCGAAACCGGTCTACGCCGCCCAGATCGCGGTCTACCAAGCTTACATGGAAACGAGCGTGCCCGGCATCAGCGCCGCGCCTGCGCTCTTCACAGCGATCAACAAGGACACGGCCGAGCTTCACCACGAGCTGGTGCTCTTCGACGCCGATCTCGCGCAGCGCATGTCCGACCGGGGCGTTCGGATCCTGCAGGCGACTGATGCGGGCGAGTTGCTGCCTCGCATCGCGACCACGTCCGACTTCTTCGAATGCCGCTTCTGCCCGTGGTCTGAGCGCTGCTGGGGGTTGCCCGTATGAGCGACGACGGCATCCTGCATTTCAACCCGTGGATGGACTTCAACGACGGCCCACCGTCCGAGAACCCCTTTGGCTGCGATCCCGACCCTGAACAGATCACTGTGTTTCTCGACGCCGTTTATAGCTGGTGTGAGGGGCTCATCCCGCTGAGGGGCTTTGTCGACAAAGGGCAAGGCCGGGATGGCAAGCCGCATAACATCTGGGTCTCCGCCGACGACACCGCGCCTGAGAAACTCGCAACCTTCGCAGCCTGGGCCAACCGCGAGGGCGCGGCCGTCTATGTTATCCCGGGCACAGTTGCCGAGCAGGGACAGGCCCGTGCCGC